TCAGGTATTACTTCAACATTAACTTCATAAGCTTTAGAATTACTTATTTTTTCAACTATATTTACTCTATTTCTTATTTCTATACCTCCGGGTAGTGGTTCGTAGAGTTTAAGTAATACGGCTACAGTATCTCTGTAGTTTTCTTTTTCAATGTTTACTATATTAATAAAAATATTATCTCTAAAGTAAGCATAAAAATCAGGTAAATAAGTATCGTTTTGATACCTATCAATAAGAGTTTGTGTTCTATCTTCTACAGTACCTGGGTCAAGATCGGTTGAAAGTATTCTTATTTCTTTTCTATCAGGAGATATAGTTTCTATATAAAAATCTTGAGGATTGAAATCATCAGAATATATATAATTTAAGAAGTTGTATAGTACTTTTACTTCTTGACCTTCAAAGCCCCTTAAAAGATAATCTTCTTCAACATTTATAGCTATTTCAGTACTACCTTGTTCTCCGTTTAATGAATCACCTGAAAGGATTGAATAATCTCTATAGTTAGAATAAGTGTTTAGTCTTACGTTATTAAGTGTGAAATATGATAACTCTACAAAATGATCATTAGGATCAAAAGTTTTAACTATTTCAGCTTGAGGTATCAAAGCAGAATCACCAGGATTTAAATCTGCAAAGCCTGATAAGCCTTCAGGTTGTATTTCATATATTTCGTAATTAAAATTACTCATCCGTATCTATGTTATTTTCTAAATTGAAAATAGTTTCGTTAGCTTCTAAAAGCTGCTGCCTTAGTTGAGCTATCTCTTCTAAAAAAGGTTCAATATCGTCAGATAGACTATCTAAATTAGTTATTTCTGAGCTCTTTCGCAGGAGGTATTGGTGAGAGTTATCTTCTCCCTCTACCGGTATAGTATAGAAAAGTTTATCGTATAGTCTAAACAGCTCTTCTACTGTATCAGTATCTACTTCTTCTACAGGTTTAGTAAAAGTTTTAAATTCAGTATCTACTACTCTTTTAAATTCTCTTGAATTAAACGAAGATTTACTAATTTGAATTTTTTTGTTAGCCATTTCTTACTACCTTAAAAATATTTTTATTATCTACTACTACATTGCTACCGTTTAATTCAGTTTTAATTAAAATACGGTAATATCTTTCTGGTTGTAACCCATCTAAGTAAATATCAAAAAACGGTCCGGTAGGATCACAACTTATTTTAGTAAATTCAGTACTATAATCAACTACCATTTCTTCAGTATTTTCATCTCTCAATCCCCAATATGAAGAAGTAGGTAGAGCAAAATTATTTAAATATACTGAAGATGTGGTAAAAGTTCTTCTAGGGTATGTAGGTCTAGCGGTTAATCTAAATCTCTGTTTTCCGTTATCTACGTATCTTCCTTTATTATTTTTTACATCTATATGGCATATATCAGTATCTAGTACTTCTAAACTTCCTGTATTGTATGTTGAATCGTCCCAACCAAATTCTAAATAAGGAGGATAAATAGTATTAGTATCTATACCAAAATATCTTAGCTTTATTGATGCTGATGTATAGTGTTCGTAATCATCTTCTAATTTAAGTAAAAATCCTTTATTAGGTAGACTCCCAGTATAGATCTGTCTTACTGCAGCAGTAACGTTTATATCTAAATCGTGAGTAGTAGATATAGAATGTGTTTGACTAAACTCCATTGATTCGTCAACAGTTCCGTTTAATTTAGAACCTGTATACCAATTTCCTCCTCCTGTTTTTCCTTCTGTGAAAGACGCAGTAGTTAAAGCAGAGAAATTAGAAGTAGACCATAAATTAACTAATCCTGAACTTCTGTATGTCCAGCTAGCGCCTGTGGTATTAACAGGAAGATCTCCGAACTTTCCTACTCCATTATCCCATTCACCACTACCGGGTATAAAAATAGGGTACGCTTCAACTTCGTATTCAAAAGGTAATTCAGTAGCATCTGCTAAAAATAATTTTATACTAGAACTAAAACGATTTTGTGCTAACGTTAATCCTGCTGAACTACTATAGTTACCGATTTTATTATTAATAACGTTATCAATATCGTTGTCAGTAAATTTCATTAAAATTCTAGAAGCTTGACCCACCCCATCTATAGTAGAGGGGTAGCCAGCTAATTCTAAAATTTCATCTTTACCAGCATTACCAGTAAGTTGTTCCGTGTATATTATAGTATCCTTATCGGGAAAAATTCTGTAGATTGCCATATTATAGTACTGTTG